GTTGTCAGTCAGCTTGGCACCATCGATAGACCCATCAGCAATCTGACGGTTAGTGACGGAGTTAGCTGCTAGCTTTGGTTCAGTAACAGCGTCTGCGACAAGCTCGGCTGTGTCAACAGAGTTGTCCTGCATCTTGGCAAGGCTAACCGAATTGTCAGCTAGCTTTGGATTAGTAACAGCAGAATTGACAAGCTCATCTGTATCTACTGAGTTATCCTGCATGTTGCTGAGAGCAACTGCATTATCTGCAAGTTCAGAGTTAGTAACTGCATTAGCAATAATTTCTGCAGTTCCAACAGAGTTGTCTTGCATCTTGCTAAGACTGACAGAGTTATCTGCAAGCTCTGTGTTAGTAACTGAACCATCAACAATCTCAGCCGTACTGACTGAGTTATCTTGCATCTGTTCAATAGCTACTGAGTTATCAGCAAGTTTTGAGTTATCAATTGCATCATTAGCAATCTTTTCTCGCGTTACATTGAGATCACGGATAGCATCAGTAACAACAGCTCGGGAAGCAATGTTACTAGAGTCAATCTTTTCTTCTAGCTTATAACGAAGCTGTTGGTTGTTTTCGTTGAGATCGTTCGCCTTAATTGACGCACCTGGAGCAAACGTGGCTTCAGGCGTAGCAATGTCAGTATCACGGAAGATACGGACAATGTCACCAGTGTTAACGGTGGAAGTGATAGTAACAGTACCGCTACCTGAGGTTGCGTAACCTGCAATAGAGTAGTTACTGGTAGAAAGTTCCGCTCCATTAACACTTACCTTGACCTCAGCTTGAGACAACGAAGGGAAAGTAATAGTGTAAGTGGCTGGAGCTGTGTATTGAGATTCAGCCATTAGTTGTTCTGTAGTTGTCTAATAGTTTGGATTTGAGCAGGAGCACTTGTTTCGTTGCGGGTTCTAGCCTCGTCAGCAGCAAGATCCTGTTGTTTTTTATAGAGTTCAGCAACAAGATCTGGATTGTTTTGACGTACTAAAGCCCAAGCTTTTTTGCGTGCAGCTTCAAACTTTGCCTTGATCAACTTGTTATGGGTATAAGCCTTCATAGGATCAAGCTCTTTCTTGTTAGCTCGAAGATCCCTGTTCATACGTGCGACAGAGGCAATGACGTCGTCACGGTCTGCGAGTTTGTCAAGCTGACCTTCTAGGTTTTGTTGACCTAGATATTTCTGGAACTCAGACCTAAGTTGGGGATATTCCTTCAGAGGAATACCGTCAGGGGATGAGTAGCCTGCTAAACGCAAGTCATAGTTGCTGTTCCAAAGCAAGGTACGACCGTCACTCTGGTTAAGGCTAAGACTTACAGGTGAGATCAGGTTATACATCTTTTCGATGAAGTTCCAATCACGAATCTTTTTACCATTCAGAAGATCGTACTTAGTAGGAAGATCTTTACCAGGACCATATTCAGAGGTCAGGTTACGATTGCGGATAGTGTCAAAGATGTTCTTATTGATCTCGCGCATTGGGGAGTTAAGAGTCCGACCAATGTCGTTACGTAATCCAGCAAGGGGGACAGTGTTGTTAGCAATGTTGCCAGCAATCTTTTGGATCTGGTAAGGCTCACCGCTGAACAAGTCAACCAATTGAGTGATGCCTTGTAGATAGGACTTACTAGCCACACCACCTGCTACAGCCAATGAAGTAGAAAGAAGATTACTTTCAGCCCACTGTGGACCCATCAAAGCCTGGTTATCACCAATGTCAGCAATAGTCGAAAGGATATTGTTAAACGGTTCAAATGCTTCGTAGCTCACCCAAACATCACCAGCAGGCGTCGGTACTTTGAAAGACCTAGGCTGCCAGCCGGTATCCATCCACAACTTACGTAGACGACGATCTTGGGGACCGTTGCCAGTGAGGTTGCCTGTGGCGTAATAAAGACCACCCATCATCACAACAGCACTACCAATGGCTTGACGACCTTTCATCAAAGCCTTTGCGTTAGCTAGATCAGCAGCAGTTTCAATGCCGTACTGTTTTACAGACGCAAGATCATCAGCCTTAGCAAAGAGAATATCTCGCTGTTCTTTAACCAGCATGTTTACTGCTGGCATGTGCTTAGCACTAAACTCAAGTCCGTTAATACCAGTTCTTGCAAACAGGAAGAACGGCTTAAGCATTGGAGCTGCTTCAAATAAACGTTCAAGGTTTTTAGAAAGACCCCGAAGCTCAGTTGTCAGCGTCGCTTCTTTGACTTGTGACTCAAGATAGAGATCACTCTTCAGGTTGATGTTGCCATCTTCGTCGAGAAGCTTTGAGTAGAACTTATTTTCATACTCTTTAAGCATCTCAGGCGTGATGTCTACATGCTCACCTGTCTTATGGATGTCCATAGCTTCCAGCATTGCCTTTTCACGAGCACGAGCACGAGCCATCAAAAGTGCAAAAGCATCATCCGTAGCACCCATAATCTTAGTGTTATAGGTAAGGAAGTTCTTGCTGTTCAAAGTACGTGCAATATCAGCGATCCGATAAGCAGCCTTGTCAGTAACAGTGCCGTTAGTCTCAGCCCATTTACCCATGACAGCCCAGGATTCATCATCCTTAGAAACACCTTCGGTGTATCGGGTCTTCATGTCAGCAATATCACCAGCCCAATAAGCACTTAGGTTGGTCTTAAAAAGCTTGAAAGCTTCGGGGATAGTCTGTACATATGCATTAACACCAGCAAGACTTGCACGTGCCAACGCACGATCGCCGCTGATTGACGCCCCAATGGCCGTAGAAAGCGGTCTAGCAAAGGATGCGGTGAATGTACCCATCATTGCCCTAAGAGGCGTCTTAACGCCGCTCAGAATGCTGTGTACCATTACAGAGCCAAGCTCTTTAACGACACGGCTGGGATAACCCTTTTGCTTGAAATCACCACCACGAAGCTTTGCTCGCATGTATGCGTCAAAGTCAGTGAGGTTGTGGACATCGTTAGACATAGAGAAGAACTCTGCCAAGATGTCAGTCATCTCATCCGTAGGCTGATCTTTGGCAAGTTCCAAGTAAGCCATCAAAGCTTCTTTAGATTCAGAGACCTGTTTATCCAGGGTTTCTTTCATCTGTTTTTTGGCACCAGGAGTATTGAAGTCAAGTCCCTGGAGCTTTGCACCTGCCAAATAACGTGAACGTTTGACGTTGGTCAGACCGACAATCAAACGATCGACCGTCGCCTTCATAGGACCATCAATGTCATTAAGGTCAGCGAACTCACCGATCTCACGCATACCGATACCCATGTCACGCACCTGCTTAAACAGCGATGCGTTGATCAGGTCAGCAGCAAGGATGGCTTCACTGTTCCAAGACTCCAAACCACCAATGGTGTCGGAATCACGAGACATGACACTCCAGAAGGAATCTGGATCCATATCTGTGTAGTCACGACCCAACGCCTCACGGACACGGTCATACGCGCCACCGTAAGTAGCACGCATTGATTGACCAGCATTCTTTGCCTGCTTAAGCATTTCCTGATAACGCTCGTCAGTAACGAGATCCTTCATCATTCGGCGGAACTCGGTCTCTGTCACATCGACAGAACGAGCCATGTTCTCAAGCTGCTTAGCGGTGAACACAGAGTCAGTAGAGCCAGCACCTGCTGTCTTCCAAGTACGTCCCAGCTGTTCAGCCTGAGAGGCAACGTCAAAAGGTTTCTTGGCAGATGTAGGGCTGCCCTGCCAGGGGTCAGCAATTGATTTGTTTTTGTGTGCTCTGAACTGGTTACCCGGCTCACCTGCAGGAGGTAGGGAACGGATGGCTTCACCTTCTATTTCAGGAGGATCACGGAGAACCTCTACGTCGATAGCTTGGTCAGCAAGCTGGGGACGATCAGCACGCAAGGCTTCAGCACGTTGGAAGGCAGAACGAGCTGCAGCTTCCTGTGCCATCTCTTCCCGTGCAGCTTCATCAACTTGATCAGTGATGTTCTGTTTACGTGCAACGTCTTCTACAGGGTCAAGTCGAGACAGAACCTTTGAGGCAATCATGTCAAGACCAACACCCTCAGCCATGTTTTTGAGGGTCTTCATCCAAGGGTGATCAGTTTCTTTGGTGGCAAGCCAGGGAGCTACACCTGCATCGAAACCACCTTGAAGGACTTCACCAACCCAAGGAATACGCTTAAGAAGCTGAGCTTCAACAATTGCAGAGGTTGCGTTTTGATCTTGTGAATCAACAGACACAAGGTCAGATGCTGCACCAATGGCAACATCTTCAAACTTACCTAGACCTCTAAAAGCTTTTGATGCTTTGCCAATAATACCTAGAGAACCGTAGTGAGCACCAACCTCAATGAGACCACCCCACCAAGTTTTGGTTTGAACGTCCTCTTGCGCATCTTGGAGAAACTCAACAGCACCACCGTAGGAATTAAACCAGTCTGGTTTGTACTCACCTGTTTCTTTAATCTCTTGACTCATTTCACCAGTAGTCATCTCTTTGAGACGTTCTGGCAAAGTAAGGATAGATTCAACAGTGGTTAGGGCAGCACCAGCTAGTGCTCTGTCAACTTCAGGAATACCTGTAATGTCAGCTTGTTCTTCTTTAAGGAGTTTAGTTACCTCCTCTCCCTTAGGATCTGCTTTAAATCCTTTGTCGTCAAGTTCTTGTTGTACCTCTTGCGCAGCAAGAAATTGTTGCTGTCGTTCTTCTTCAGCTTCTTCCTCAGCAAGAGAGTTTTCTATGCTCTGAGACTTCCGTAGAAGATCATCAGGGTTAATTAGTTCAGGCTTAATCATAATGAATTTCTAGCTGCTTCGATAACAGCCATTTCGTTAGCCGTAGCTTTGGTCAGACCAATCCATTGACCAGGACCACCGCTCTTAAGCAGTGAAGCAAATAGTTGATCTTGTAGTTGAGGAGTGAATTTAGTTGTAAGGGGTATGCCTAAACGATTGACTAGACCTTTGAGTGTTTTACCGACGAACTGATAACGTCCCACTGCATGAAGCCTGCCTTCACGAATCCATTGCCCATCAGACATATCTGAGTTGGCTTGTAGATCCATGATTTCGCCAAGCGTCATAGTGGTCAAATCTTTTCCACCGTGTTGACTCATCTGTCGGAAATCACCAGAAAAACCTTCTGTACCGTGACCACCGTCAATTCCAATCTGGTTTACTGCGTTGTAACCAGCATCACCCGCTTCATATTTTCCTGTAATATCAGCAGCTTGTTTTAAAAGATTAGTGTCACCACTTAAGGTGAGCACCGGATCATTGAAGTCTGCATCTTCGTTTGCCCTAAAGATTTTTGAGCGAGTAGGCTTGTAATCCAAAGCTGCACGTAATGCAGGGCTCATTTGATCACGAGCTTCCTCGCTAGAAGTTTTCCCAAGTTCATTGCCTGTATATGCTTTATATTGAGAATTAGCAATATCCCAGGCAGAAAGATTTTTAACATTTCTGGCTACTTTGTAATAGAGTTCAGGAATTTCTCCACGACCAGCGTTGTAGTCATCAAGTTGCTTTAGTTCTTCAACAGTGCCAGGAATCAAAGAAGTACTTAGATCATCACCTCGAAGGACAGCATCGCGAACATAATTAGCAGTTTGTGCAATCTTTGTTGCAAAAGCAGTATCAGTTTCGATTGCATAGACAGAAGCAAATTCATTCCTTTTTTCTGGAGGAATTGTTCCAGTTCCACCAAAGGCAATGAATTGATCGTTAACTGCATCTCTATATGCAGACTCAGCATCCATACCATTTTCAAGGTTTTGGTTGAACCTTTGCAAAAGCTTGTCTTTAATGTTCCGTTGTGCAATACCCCACTGAGGTGTTTTGTCCTTAGAGCCAACCTCTTCGGTGTAGATCTTGTCAGCAAAACGATTGGCTTCTGTGCTTAGTTTCGTGTCGTAACTACCTTCTGCTTTTGCACGTGGTTCGTCATCTTGTACAAGCTGCATGTATGCAATGTAAGCATCAGGATGTACACCAGCTAAATCAGACTCGACAAGGTATCCCTTACGAATACGGAGTTCTTTTAGGGCTTGTTTGTCATCTTCAGCGTCACGTTCCTGACTGGTTTTATAGTTGTCAAGAAAATCTAGCTCACCCTTGGAATAACCCTGAGACTCGTACTCTTCATAGAGCTGCTCAATATCTTGGTCTGTATAGACATAGCCCCGGTTAGCACCTTGATCAAGGAAATTTTGCCTGATCTGCTCAAGATCCCGCCTTCTATTGGTCTGGTCTTTGTCAAAGTTCTGACCTTGAATGTCGTCGTAGATCTGCTTAAAGTAGGCAAACCTCGGATGATCTTTGAGCTTTTTACCATCGTTAATAGTGGACTCACCGAGCTGATCAAAGTCAATACGTTGACGAGCTGTTGCTTGACGACGGATTACATTTTCTAGTTCATTCAACGCACCTGCATAACCAAGCATGTTGCCGTTACCGTCTACGGTAAAGCGAACAGAGTTTAGATATGCTTCTGCATCGCCCGTTTCGATAAGCTTGTTAGTTGCATCTGCACGCGTCATGGCAGATTCATCTTCAGCCTGTTGTGTACGGATTGCTTGAATACGTTTATCTTGGCCTTCAGTAATGTAAGGCAAAGCATATTTAGCAATTAGAGGGCTGCTGTAATCCTGTAGTTCACTGAGGAACTGAGAGGTGTATTCCTTTGCATAGCCAACTTGTGCATCAGGACTATTATCCCTGCCAGATTGAACCTGTTCAGCGATATAGTCCTTTACACCTTGATCATAAGTTTTTGATTGCTCAATGATGTTGAGGCGATTAAGCTCAGCAATGTGATAACCGTTGAGCTTACCGACATCTTGAATGACATTAAATGGTTCTTGGTTTTTAACCATTTTGTCTTTGACTTTATTTAGCTCTGCGGTTGTTTCACGAAGCTCTTCTTCCTGTCGGTCTTGCTCTTGACGTGCAGCTTCAATCTTTTCAGGGGTATCGAGACCAGCAGCTTTTAAAAGCTTGGCTTGATTCTGAAACTTTTCAATGCGTTTCTTTTGAACTTCACCAAGTACAGTACCGAGAGTTTGAGACAACTGACCCAAAGCTTTCATGCCATCGCCTGCCATCTGTGCGTTGGCTAGACGTGCAGCATCGTTAGCATTAACAGAGTCATTAAATCGATCTAGGGAACGCTGTAGTTCTTGATTCCGTTGTTGTATTTGTCTTGTGTAGTCAGGCGTAGGGTCAGGATCAAATCCACGGTTACCCTGAGAGATGCCTTGATAAGATGATGTCATCAACCTCCTCCGATTTTCTTACCAGTAGGTGCAAATTGGTTGTAAGTTTGTGCACCTTGAACTGCTGCACCAGCAACACCAGCAACCAGACCCAGGGGTGACGGACCTTTGACAAACTCAATATCCTGACTAGGCGCAGGACCTGGACGATAGGGATTGTTGATTTCAGCAAACAGCTTGTTCCGCTGAGAATCAGCAGACCTACGTGCTTTATCTACAGCACGTTTAGAAGCGATGTCAGAACGGTTGAGGTTTGCAACCAGCGAACCACGTTGACGACCAATCGTGCGTGCAAGGTTTTTGCCTCGACTTCGTGCACGACCACCTTCATTGGCAGGTGCATCTCCTAGTAACTTAGTTACAAGATCTTGGTCAGCCAATAGATATTGGTTGATCCTGTCGTCACGAGCCAACTCTTCTTCGGCTTTAAAATCAGAATACTCAAGACCTATTTGATTTGTTTGTTGCTTGAATCCAAGCTTGGCAGTGTTATATTCAGCTACGCCTTGAAGTGATTCAAGTTCGTACTGTCTATTTCTTTGATTGGCTCTGTTTGCAATAGCTCGGTTTTGAGCAGCGGCTTGGGCTGACGCACTTTGGTATTGACCAACAGCACTAGCAGCACCAGATACGGCAGACAGAACGCCTAGAGTTCCACTAACGGGTTCGCACACGGCAAAATTCTATAAAGGTTAAATTGTTAGGTCCATGGGGAAACTCCCGAAGGAATTTAAAACCTAGGAATTTGAGAAGCTTTAGATGGGTGATGTTTCGCTTATCAACTATGTTCCAAAGAAGCTTTTCGGATCGACCTTCTACATAGCGTTTCGCTTCTCTGGCGAATGTAATTGGATATTTGTGTATAGCAGGAGTACAGAGCATCCATATGGCACCCTGTGGGTTAACTCCTGCACATCCAGCAAGCTCACCGTTCGGTACTGTGAAGTAGACAGAGTCGCCATACTTAGCACCTAGTGGCAGGCTGCGTTTAGGGTCATGTCCATGACCTTCGACAACCTCTTTACGATCTTCTGGAAGTAGATTACAGGCCACCTCATAGGCAGCCTGCATAGTAATTGGATGAATGTATTTAGACACGCTTATGGTGCATGGGTGTATAGTCACCCTCCCACGTCATTGAGATAAACTGAGCAGGTCCAGGGTGATAAGATTTCAGTACAAGATTACAGTTTTTATTACGCTCATACACAGGGACTGTTTGGGTTTTCTCTGGAACAAACGTTGCTTCATCTGCATCGTAGTAATCCATAGGTGTAGATTCATACGTTGTCTCGATGTGATCTTTACCTAAACGTTTGAGCCTGACATGGATCTGTCCTACAGGACCAAAGCGGAGATGAACACGTTGAATAGTCAACGATGCAGTGACGTCAGATGTAGTAATCTCTCCTGCTTTTTGCTTGACATAGATTCGAGGAAGTTTGACATTCAACTCAAAGAGCCAGCCAACAACAACAGTATCACCAGCAAAATCACCATTGAACTTGTAGGTAGTACCGCTCCGTTGTGTCTCATCTTCCATAAAGACTTCGCCAGTGGACAGGTTGACTGCACCAAGTTTGGTTCCAGTGCCTGTGAAACTATGTGAAACAGTCGTGTATGTACCGTCGTAAGAGCCTGCTGTCAGAGAGACAGAGGAGTCGAGATGAACAGAGTAACCACCATCAAGATTGTTCTCGTAAAAGTCATCACCGACAACATCGCGAGAAGTATCAAGCTTTTGCAAAGCGATCTTCAACAGCTTGTAGTCACTACTGATAATGTACAACTCATCATCCAACACAAACAAATGTGCAATGTTATGCGGCAAGGTCCACTTGAACCAAGCTGACTGTGCACGTTTGTCACCAGTATTGAAGTAGCGATAACCAAAGATCTCTGCTGTACCAGACTTAGAGAAGAATATGGTGTTATTTTCTCTGCTGTTTGTCATGACATCTAAATCATGAGGCAACAGCTTAGGTGCAACTTTGGTCTGTTCAACCATGTTGGGTTCGCCTTCACGACGAATATCAAAGACCTCAAAGAAACGTCCGTTGACACCAGCACTGTCAATGAAACCAAGTGTAGTCCCTAAAGAAATAGGATCAGTTTGCGGACTATATCTGTAAGTAGAGATGTTAGACAGCTTACCTGTTTCAGGCGTCAACGAATCGCTATCAGTATGAAGTAAGAACTGCTGTGTCTCAGCAAAGATTACAAGACCAGTGTTTGTTTCAATGGCAGATTTAAGTTGTGTAGGTTGTGTAGAACTTGCTTGAATATCAATCGGATCTGACCCACCAATGACCAAAGATGATTCTTGAAAGAAGTTACCTGGCTCACCTGCACGGCTCAGGATGACATTGTCTTCGCAAAGAAATCCAAGCCTGTTTCGGTGAAAAAATGTTTGACTAATTTTTCTTCCTTGATTATTAGCAACAGGTGTTTTAATTAAAGAAGGAAATGGATTAGTTGTATTGTCACCAGTTTCACGTGACACATAACTGTATGTACCTACCGTAAAGCTACCATTATCTTGGCGCTGAATAATATGCGGTAATGTATTTGGATTAAGCGTGGTAAGCAGACCTGGACCTTGACATTCTTCCCAACTACCAGGACCATCAGCACTATTGGTGCCTACAAATTTAAGGTAGTAATCATCCTCTACAGAGTCTGAACTGCTAATAGCCTTGACAATCATGCCATGTCTGCACTGTCTAGGCAGCTCTGATGGGTCGTTGACTTCAGTGCTAGTTATTCGCCATAGATCTGGGTTAGAGGTTTCTACAACAAAGGCTGAATCGTGTGCAAGAAAAATCCCATTACCGATTCGTTGAACGACATTCAAATTTATTTGGCCGCTACTAGAGCCTGACTCTATTTGACTAAGAATAGCGTCTGCTGAAACTTCTACGTTTGCATCAAAGGAAGAAGGTTGAGGTCTAAAAAACCCACGGTTGTGCTTTGCTTTAATCGGTTGTACTGATTTAACGGTTACTGTATAACTAACAAGTTGCATTGACACAGTAACAGTATCATTAGCATCCCAACCGTAACCACCATTTAAAAGTTCTACAGTAACGTTGTAAGAACCAACATAATCATTTGCTTCAACGGCATCTCTGCTGCTGGTGCAGTCTTCACGAACAACAACTTGACATGTGGCAGTCAACCGAAAAACAAGGTTTTTACCTGAGCCGCTGTTGACAACAAATAATTCTGAAGCTTGGTGACGACAGTCTGGGTTGATACCAGTTGTATTTTCACCACGGGGGATTGTTTGGTATCCTGAACCTCCTTTACCTGGGCGAGCAACAGAAAGAGATGTAGCCCGTCCTTTGGTAGAACCAGAACCACTGATGTTTTCTATAGGAGCATTAGTAGTAGAAACACTAAAACTATATTCTCTACCGTGAGCTAGCTGACGTAGTTCAACATATGCCTGATGAACATTATTATTGCTATCACCAATGCTTTCAGCACGGTCGTCAGAGCGTATGCTTGTGTCGATTGAAACTACTTGATTGACGTTAGTAACAAACGTTGTGTCAGCAACAGTAAGAAACTTAAGGTCTTCATCAGTGGTGTGTGCAAGGTATCCGTTAGCACTGCCGCTGTGAACCAGACTGCCTGAGGTATTCCAGATCTTTACTGCACCATTTCTTTGTACTTGACCGATGTAAGCGCCTTCACTTGCATCACGGTAGTAACTAAACCAAGTACCTGCAGAGGCACCTGACAAAGCACTGATAAACCTACTGCCAGGACGCTTTACCAGACCATCCGTGATGTCAGGGATACCGTTAACTAGATCTTTCACCTGTCCTGGTAGTACCAGCTCATCAGGTTGTTGTGAGATACCACCAGTAAAACTAGGGATAGTCTGAGTAATGCTTGCCATTAGCGACGTAGTGCGTGATGAGGTTTATAAGCGTTGTATGAGGTGCCATCAGGCCAACCCATAAAGGTGTGATCGCCTTGATCACATTCGTATTCCATACAGGCAGCACGTGCCTGGGATTCCTGTGTACCTAGAAGCTGTACTAACTGAGGGTTTGCCACAAGCTGAGCAGCAGCCCTGCCAGCAGCACGGTAAGTAATGTAGCGTTGGAAAACAGAAGGAAGATCACTGAACTCGTAAAGGGTAACGACGTCGAGATCAAGATCTGCGGTGAATACATCGGTGTGGTTGTACTTGTCATAAAGCCTTCCGTTGCGTTTAACTACATCAGTAGTTTTGATGTTCTGATTATCGTGGACGTCAAACCTAATTACGTTAGGAGGGATGACGAAATAACCATTGGTGTCAGGTGAATAGGTGACGTGATATTCAGTGTTGAAAGACCAGCCTTCGTTCTGAACATCGACGTTTACTTCACGTAGTAAATTGTGAATGAAAGAAATCTCAGGGTTAGTGAAGTCGAGACTGGTAACTGGAGACTGTCCGATACTCCCCAGAATAGAGTTAACTGCGGATAGTTCGGTATCGAGTGAAATCGTAGAGGGAGTAGTCATATGAATAAAAAAAAGGGGACCCGAAGGTCCCCCGTAGATCTAATAAATAGATAGGTAAATCAGAAGTTGGCAGCGCCAGAAGTGTTGACCACACCGTTGGAGTCAACAGAAGGAGCAACGTCACACACGAACTCCACAGCAGCGGCGGGGTTCAGGTAGTCAGCGCCCATAGCGAGGCGTCCGACGATCAGGTCGCCCTGATACATCACAGACACGTCGTTACTGGTCACCTGGACTTGAGGTCCGATAGCTTCCACAACACCTGCAGCTTCGCGTTGGAAGATTAATCCGCAGGACTTGCCGAAGACTTGACCACCGTAGTTGTTACGGGAGCCATAGTTGTTGCCAGTGACAGCAGTGTCAGCAGCCATGGTTTCACCAACGAAGTCACCAGCCAGAGGCAGTGAGGCGTTAGTACCAAACTTGCCCATAAACGGAATGTTCATGGACTTGTAGATCTGGATACCAGCGATTTCGATGATGCCAGTGCCGGACTGCAGAGCGGTGCCCTGGACGTCACGGTTTACCAGGCCGTTAGTACCAACAGCTTGAATAAGCTCGTAGTACTGACGGGGGTTCAGAACAGCCACACGACCGTCAGAGCTAACACCCTTCTCGTCGAGAGCAGCAGCAGCGTCATAGAAGCCTGCAATCAGAGAGGTGGGGTTGGTAGCGTCAGAACCGTTGGTAGCAGTACCGAGACGAATCTGGGTGCCACCGGGCTCGGTGTAGTTAGTAGCAGAAACAGGGGAAGCATTACGTGCACCACGGGTGATGCTACGGAAGATCTTCCGGTCATAGGTTTCAGCCAGGGCGTAGCCGATCTTGCGTGAGATCTCGCCGCGCAGCTCGTAGTGAGCAAGGGTTTCATCCAGCTCATACAGGAAAGCGGAGCTGACCAGCAGGTCATCGACCGTGATGGTCTTCTCTGCCACCGGAGGAGCCTTGTCGGCGTTACCGAGGATCGGGGTGCCAGGGGTGTGATACTCCGCCTTGGTACGACCCGTGTAGATAAACTGAAGACTCTTACCGTTCTTCAGCGTGCGCTTCATGACGAGGTCACGAGCGATGGAGTTATGTTGGAAGCCCTTGAACACTTCTCCGGAGAAAAGATCCAAGTAAAGATCGCGGTTGTTAGAGGCGTTGCCCGTAAGATTAGCGCGACCAAGGCTTACCTGATTGGTATTAGCCATTGGTATTGAATAAAGTAATTAGAGATATGTAGCCTTTTCGATCGATCAAAATTTTTGTGGTCTATTCCCACCGTCTAGACGGCGAAGGGTATCTTCCGTAGAAGGCCAACGCCAAGACTGGCGGGAGGACTTGCACCTCCCTGTAAGCTTACTTAACCAGTTGCTTGTAAACTACACCACGATAACGAAGAGCATCGACTTTATAGTTGTCAGCTTTTTTCTTAGCGTTTTGAATGTAGCGGATAACGATGTTGGACATGAGTTCGTACTAGATAAACCTAAGCCCCGTTCCATGCTTAGGCAACATGCGTCCCAATGGGATGAACGTACGAATTGATTAGCCGATGGCAGGAGCCATCAATGCCACGGGAGTTGACTCCACGGATGCAAGGTCAAGCGGGAAGTTATGTGCATTCCGCTCATGCATCACCTCAAAGCCGAGGTTGGCACGGTTGAGGATGTCAGCCCACGTGTTGATCACATGACCTTGACTCTCAGTAATGGATTGATTGAAGTTGAAACCGTTGAGGTTGAACGCCATGGTGCTGACACCTAGTGCAGTGAACCAGATACCAACCACAGGCCAAGCAGCCAGGAAGAAATGCAGACTGCGACTATTGTTGAAGCTGGCGTACTGGAAGATAAGACGACCAAAATAGCCATGAGCGGCAACAATGTTATAAGTCTCTTCTTCTTGTCCGAATTTGTAACCATGGTTTAGCGATACAGTCTCAGTCGTTTCACGGATAAGCGAAGAAGTGACAAGACTTCCGTGCATAGCCGAGAACAAAGCACCACCAAATACACCAGCAACTCCCAACATGTGAAAGGGGTGCATGAGGATGTTATGTTCCGCTTGAAAAACAAGCATGTAATTAAAAGTACCGGAAATGCCAAGAGGCATACCGTCTGAAAAGCTACCTTGTCCAAAAGGATAAACAAGGAAAACAGCAGTCGCCGCAGCAACCGGAGCAGAGTAAGCAACACAAATCCAGGGGCGCATTCCTAGTCGATAGCTAAGTTCCCACTCTCGTCCCATGTAAGAAAAGACGCCAATGAGGAAGTGGAATACGACGAGCTGGTATGGACCCCCGTTGTAGAGCCATTCATCAAGTGTATTAGCTTCCCAAATTGGGTAGAAGTGTAGTCCGATGGCATTGCTGCTCGGAACGACGGCTCCCGATATGATGTTGTTTCCCCAGAGAAGGGATCCCGATACGGGTTCACGAATTCCATCGATGTCTACAGGTGGGGCTGCAATGAATGCAGTCACAAAGCAAATGGTGGCAGCCAGCAAGCAAGGAATCATGAGGATTCCAAACCAGCCAACATAAAGTCGATTGTTAGTTGAGGTTACCCAGGAGCAAAACTCTTCCCAGGTAGACCTCTGTTGTTGTTGAAGTACAGCGGTCATTAAAAGTGCAGGGTATTGTTTCCAAAGGTATGTATTTGAGCACTTTAATGAAGCCCTCCCAAGGCTCACGTCCAGTGGAGGGCTGTATTAAATATCAGAAGTTGTACTTAGCGCCGACCTTGGTGCCGTAGCTGTTCTCGTCGTCACCAGTCAGGAAAGAAAACTCTCCGTACACAGACAGAGCTTCACTCACGGGATAGCTACCGCCGATCTTGCCGGACAGTTCAACATCACCGTCTGCATCATCAGGTGCCAGCAAAGCAGGACCACCCTGCACATACCAGCCTTCACCTTCGTAGCCGACGTGGACATCGGTAGCAGAACCACCGTAATCAGATCCGACAAAACCAGAATTGATTTCGACGTTTGCGTAGGGACCAGCAATAGCGCCATGAGCGCAGCCGAGGAGGAAACCGGCAGCAATAATAGATTTCATTTTTTCTTAGAAGATTTAGATTTAGGGAAGCCAGCTTTCATATTGGCGTAAGCCTTTTTGCTGACAGTAGATTTAGATTTAGGTCTAGAAGTACCAGCCTTCTTTCGCTTGTTAATGTTTGCGTAGAGGCTCATCAGGGAGAAAGGGTAGTAACGGACATGGTGTCAGATTCTTCTTTCTTTTTAGCCGGTGCTTTCTTAGCAGGCTTAGGCTCAGCACCACGCTGAGCTTCTTCGTAGGGTCGTACAGTCATTACCAAATACCAGGGATGATTTGTCCAGTTAGTGCGTAAGAGCCCAGAGCAGCCATGACGCCCAGCATTGCAAGACGACCATTAAGCTTCTCAGCCTTTTCATTGTGTGTTTCGTACACGTCCATAATTTCGATGGGTGGTTCTTTTGCGTAGATGTTTGTGCGACCGCCGTCTTCAGTAACTGTTGTCATCGGAAGGTCACATCAGAACGCTCGAGCTTCTCCAGAACCTCGTTCCGGTAGGCAGGATCACGGTCATAACGTGGATCAGCGATCGCTTCTACGACTTGCTGCTGGCTACGGAATACATCACGACTGTTGTTAGGTGCTTTGCCGGACAGCATCTGTCCTTCAAAACCATTGCTTGAGTCGTACTGTGCTTTCAGTCCGTCTACCATCATTTGGATAGCGGCAGCATTGCCAGTAGAAATGATGTCGTCGTAGGCATTGATCTGTGTTTCAGAAAGATTATTGCTAGCCCAATCAATTACCTTTTCATACTCAGCTTCACCACCAACAGAATTCTTGATAGCATTTACATCACTATCAGAAAGTTCTACTGGCTCCGAAGCTTCAGGCTGAGGTGCATTAGCTTGCATCTCCATGTATGCCTGAACAAGATCTTGGCTACTCATTTCTGAAAACTTAGACATCATCTCTTCAGACAACTGACCTTTCTCTGCGTACTCAGCAGAGGCATCAGTGATCAAAGACTGAGCAGGAGAGACTTCAGGAGCTTCCTCTTCAGTAGGCTCTGCCTCACCCTGCTCTTCATCAGAACTTTCACCAAGTTTCTTTTGTAGCTCAACGTAAGCTTTTTCAAGTTCTGCTGCTGACTTGTATTTACCAGCCAGCAATTCATCCTGTTGTTCTTTAAGCTCCTGACCTACCTGAAGTGAGTCCTGTTCTTCTTCTGTCAGTACCTCAGCTTCAGGGGTGGGATCGTAGGAAAGTGTTTCTGCCATTATTCAGTAGGTTGTTCTTCGGTTTGTCCCATCATGGCTTGTTCAGCCATTGGTGTTTTTGCAATTTGACCGGCTTGGTTCACAAGTGATTGACCAATCTGATCTTGCTGTTGTTGCTGCATCTCTTGTGCCATCTGCTCTTCAGTCTTAATAAGATTGAGAGCTTCAATGCCTTGTGCAGCAGCAAGACGCTTGATGACCTCAGAAGGATTGATGTACTTCATCAACGCCTCAGGTCCAAGTGTCTGTGCAATTGTTCCCATAAAGTTTGCAAGACTTTCTCGGTCTTGACCACGACCCAATGCATTCACACCAGCAACAATCTGTGGTCGAACAAACTCCTTAGGGATCTTGGGTAGCTGTCCATTCCTTTGCAGAACCATCATGATCCTGTTCAGGTATGGGACAAGAAACTCAACGGTCAGCAGACTGAAGAGACCACCAAGCTGTTGCTCTAGTTCGAGCTGCGTGAGGCGTACCTCTTCTGCAGTGGTTCGTTCTGACTGACGAATGTTCAGTTGCAGAAAGGCTTCACTGATACGACGTTCAATTTGCTGAGCCATGTTGGCAGCAGTAGCAAAGTCTGCTGTCTTACCAACTTGCACAACAGCAACATCATCAGGTCGTCCCTGAATGATGGCACCGTTACCTGCCTTAGCCAGAGTGGCTGGTTTGGTAGTGCTAGATGGTGACACCATAAACACAACCTTTGCAGCAGCAGCACTGCCTTCGATGAGTGCCTGGCTAAGCGATTCAAGTGCACGGAAGTCACCGAGAAATTCCTCTACACGACCCCTGCCATAGTCCTCACCATCAACAGTGTTGAAACGAAGCGGCAGCCAAGGGCTTGCATTCTTAGGAGCGGTGCTACGGCTACCAGGGATGACCTTGTCAAAGACCTCCTGGTGCCAGACCCAGCGGCCATTCTCAAGCTTCACATGGGTATAAACATCGCACTCTTTTTCGTTGCCCTTAGAGTCATCTACAACACTTTCGTCGTCATAGAGAACATCACTAAGCAACTCTTTGCTAATCATTTCTTTGGTAACGATCTCAAGAACATTACCGTTACCATCACGGTTAATAACAAACCGATTCAGTGGGAAGTTTTTAAGACCATCTTTGCCCATAAAGATAAGGGCGTTACCAGACACAATCAAATGCTTGATTGCCTGGTGAACTACGACGCGGTCATTAGAAGCGGCGATGTAATCCATGATGATCCGCTCAATTTTGCTGAACGAAAGGTCCAGCTCACTGCGAATCTCTGGGGAATCCATCTCACCCAACTTATCGTCACGTACCTGTAGCTTGAAGAAGGAAGTTTGGGGTGGCAACAACGCCAGCATCAGCTTGGATGCCAGTGTTACTACAGCTTTAGCTCCAACGGATTGCCAAGGAAGAGGCAGTCGCTTGCGAGAATTAACTGATGAAGTGTCTTCAGTAAGCAGGTACGGCAACGTCAGCTCAGAACAATCAACTGCAGTACTTAGGAAAGAGTTGCGGTGTGAAGAGAGCCGGTCGTAGCACATACGTGCATTAGACATTTAGACCTCCAGTGTTGCCACCAGCTTGGGGTGTATTAAGAGGGATCTTCAGTGAGTCAGTACCTTTACGTGCACGAACATCAGCAGATTTCTTACGACCATACTTAACGTTAGGTTTAGTCGTCTCTTCAGCATCAAGTGGTTTTGCCTCTTGAGGTAAGGCTTTAGGAGCTGGCGGCGGAGCAGGAGTTGGCGGCGGCGGAGCAGGAGGTTTGACTTCAGGTGGTTTCGGTTGATTAAAGCACATTAGAATTGCATTCGTTGTTTGAACCATTCGACGACATGACGTTGTCCAGATCTATACATGATCTGACTTAGGTCATCGCCAGGAGTGGGGTTAACAGGTGGAAAGATTTCTTCGAGTTCTTCGTATATCTGCTCAAGGTTTGGTCCGAGGATTGCCTCAAGCGTATTGGGGGAGGTTGACATTTGAATGTTCAAAGAAGGCAGGCATTCGTGCCGCTTTAGTTTCAGCAAGCTCAGGGGCTTTGCCTTCATACATCAAGCGGTCACTTGAATCCAGCCAAAATTTTTTGCTTAGATATTTATCGGCGTGCTCACCAAGAGGTTGCATCACCCAATTGATAGTTGCCTTCCTGAGTTTATCAAGAGAAGGACTGATGTTATACCCCAGCTCAGTATGAACCAGACTATTGGCAGCCACATGAATTTGTTCATCACGGCTAATATCAGCAGATACAGTTCTCATACCAGCGTCACCATTAAAGCGAAAGAATGGTAAAAGAACGAAGAAGATTGCACGTTCGGCAACCAACGCTTTGGTGATCGTGTGATCAGGATGTGCTTCCCAAGCGGCTTTAAGCCTAAGGGCTTCCTTCTCAGCTTTTTCATCAACGCCGTAAGCATTGGCGATGTAACCAAGTGCGACGTCGTGATTCTCTTCGTCGAGTACGTTGGAGTGGAGAAGTTCCCGTGCATTGCTTGGTACTTCAGTAGAGAGAGCATCAGTAATAAAATCTCCCACAGGTAGTTCCATATGCCTCAATGCAAGAGCACGGAGGATCGTTTCCTCCGCACCTTCTTTGCATGTACCGGCAGTTGTCTGGACCGGAGTCCATTTTCTTTTTCGATTGAGTAGTTTGTCGTACGGATTCATTCTTGACAGTCACAGGTAAGTTCTTCCTCAGG